GGATTAGAAACTCTTATTCTTCCAAATGCATCATAAGCATAAGATGACGGAACACCATCTCCAATAATAGTTGGCTCTGTATTAACGTTATTACAACTCATCGACTAAAGTACCATGCCTCTGCTTCGGATTTGTTTTCGGAGTCCACTGTATAGGTTGTGTTTAATTGTTGAATCAACGCCTCTAAAACACGAATTAATTCATTAAAGTTCTGAGCTTGATACTCAGGGGTGGGATCAGGGAATCTTTGTAGGGTTAATTTAGCCATTCTTCATCCTCCTTTGGTACACCATTTTTAACATGAAGTTTTAACTGTTTTTCTTCATCTGAAATTAAAGAATCTATGACTGTATAATATAAGACATTGTGAGTTTCATTATGTAATGTCACTTCTTCTTCTAACTTTAAATTTTGTCTTACCCATTCTTTTGGATGTTTTATAATTAAGTGTAGAAAACCAGGAGTGAGAGATATTTGAGATTTAGGTTTCATTCTAATATATTTTTGGTCTCCATAGAAAGCATGAATATTTTCATAATTTGTTCTTTTATAAGGTTTAGATTTCCAATCTTGTAATACTTCAAAGGGTTTCATTATCTTCGACCATCGGGTTGAATATCAAAACGCATTGTGCCTAATCTCCAAGCAGTGCCTGTTGTGTTGGATACAATATTCGCTGTGAACTGTCTTCCTCTTCCTCGTAAGTCTACTTTTTCTGTCCCTGATGTAAAGCTAGTAGATTTGGTCACGGCATTCGCATCATTCGGATAACGTAAAAATTCAAAATCTAAATTGAGTGTACCACTTTGATTTTGTACATCAGGTATTAATTTAGAGACAAAAGAGAAATCGTCTCCTTGTCCTATTTGAACAGCACCTGATTTTAAGTAAGCTTCTATCGCTTGACCGTCGGCATCATTTCCTTGTTCGTGTAAATATATTTGTGTTGCACCTGCGGTTAGTCCTAGAATTGTTTCATTGTTGGCAGTCGTATTAGCAAGATATTGTGTGCCAATAGGATTATCATAAGTCTCTCGATCAATCCAAGATGTACGAGTCAAGGTTCCTGTCCACCAAGTACCCTCTTGATAATTATAAGCAACAATTGCATTAATTTGATCCGAACCTGTTCTAGCATAAAACCAAAGAATTTCATTAAACTCACCGTTGTGACCTGCAAAAGCATTCTCGGAAGCGGTTTGATTAAAATTGTTAAAGACAAATTGTTCCACGGTACACGGTAGTTTTTTCACCGAACCATCAAAGGTATAAAAAGAATCTTGTGACATCCAAAAACTATTACCATTTAAATCAATGCCTGCATGCTGACCAATAATTCCACAATTCTGACCGAGTTGTCGTAGACCAAAAGTAAAAGGTGGACCAATAAATTGTAAAGAGTGAAGAGAAGTATCTGTCCATACTAATGTTTGGCCTCTTGAGCGTTCAGCAGCGATGATCCGTGATCCGTCGGCAATTCGAAGTGAACCTGCTGTATTCTCTGCGGTGGGAGTATAGTTATTAATATCTTCTTGATCCGAGAATCGAAGAAATAAATCATCTTGTGTTGCAGGGTTACCTATGGTGGTTTCTGTACCAAATAAAATTAAATGTCTGTCTGGTGAGGAAACTAAACTGAGTCGTGAAGTTGTTGGGGCATTCGCTACAATCGCAGCTCTTGTTGAAGTACCAGCAGAGGTATCCCAACGATAAGTACCACCATTTAATTGAGTCGCAATCAAGTCTTCACCGAAGTTATCGAGTGACCACTGTCTTGCTTCTAATGTTACATTAGATACGGTCGAGGGTTCTCCCCATGCTCCTGATCCCCAAGCATCAGTTCCCCAACCATAAGCAGCAGTTGAGAAAGCCGGGCCAGGATTAATTTGATAAGCTGCATTACCTGCACCACCACCCCCTGCGGTTGAACCACTAGCAGTTGATGTATGAGTCACTGTATAAGCAGAAGTATTAACAACCGAAGTGACTTCAAACTCTTGATTCATATCAAGCCCGTCAATCGTGGAGAAAGAATCAAAGGTGACAAAACTACCTGCCTCACAACCGTGGCCTGTATCAGTGACTAAAACAATAGCTGTACCATTAGTAGTGAAAGGATCGGTTAAAGCTTCCGTATCTCGAATAGGAGTAATGTCAAAAACTAACCCTTCTTCATAGACATATAATTTTCTATCGGTACCAAAGGCATCATACCTCGTGCCATCTAAAGAAATCCAAGCATGTTGATCTCGTACGACACCCACAATCGTGGTATCAACAAATTTGTCCCAACCTTTGATTTTTTGAGGGAGGCCATTAAAAAAGCGTACATTATCCGAGTCAACCCATTGTCCTTGACCCGTGTAATCGGTAACTTCTTTATTAATGCCTGGTTTTATTGTAAAATTAGTTAAGGGCATTGTGCCAATATACTATATTTTAGACCTTTAAAAAGAGATTTATTATTTAAGAAATTTTATTCAAACTTATATTAAACGCTATAGAAATCCTGTTTTCTTCGTAATCTTGAATAGAGGTGAGATGATCAACAAAAGCCGGGAACAAATAAAGAGTATTTTCTTTTAAAGTATCAACAAAGTCAAACTCGGGAAAATACATCTTGGTGTCTCCAGGAACTTTTAAGTAAAAAGAACCAGACCAATGAGCAGGCAGATGTCTATGCCTAATTGTGTTGTCTCCTTTTTGATGCCTCATTCCCCAAAAATCATCCATAATATACTCCCATCCTTCTCTTGTGCCTCCTCGTATTCTCATAATAAAATCTAAAAATTGAATAGATTTTTGTATAAAATGCTGATACTCCTCAACATACAATAGTTTATCATATTCCGTCATATTTGCTTTTACGTTTGTTTTTCTCTGTTGAAAATCAGTAAGTGTTAGTTCTTCTGTTTTTTCGGTTAATAAATTTAAATAATCTTCTTCAAGAAAATTCTCAAATCTATAAACAGCGTTTAAAGACATTTGCTCGTTAGCAATAACGGTTGTTCTAATCATTTCTATTTCTTGTAACAAAAAATGTTCAAAGTCATCCTACTGTTTTCTAAAGAATTACCATAATTTAACCTAGATTTATGCGATATAGTACCATCGAAGAAAACAGAAGCATTTTGCAAAAACCGAAGATCCAATATTATCTCTTCTTGGTCTGTATAAAAGGTAGTTCCAGAATTTAAGTTTGATTCAGATAGGTAGACAAGAATAGTGTCACATTGATCTTTATGTATCCAATCTAGTGCATCATCCTTTTTAGTTCTTAAATGAACAAATGCAGAGATATTCTCATAAAGTTCTGTTTTTAGACCTAGTTTGTTTTGAGCTTGTTCTAAAATATTTAAAAAAAGAAAAGGTTCCGTTTGTGAAATTTCTAAACTTCTCAAACCTGGCCATTTATTTTGATTAAGAGATTTATTATAAGGAAAAAGCTCTATGTTTTTACAAAATGTGTATGTGTCGTGTATAAAAGGAAAAAAATTAAAATGTGTATTTATAAAAGATTTCACTACTTATTAATCTTTTTTAGCAAATAAAGAGCCAACATGACCTTTAAAAGCTCTATTTCCAAAGTGAGTTAATGGCATCGCTATATCTGCCCAGATATCACCACCACATTCTAACCATAATCTGGAAAAGTAATAGTCTTCCGATAAGTATCTTTTCTTTCCTGGACTTGTTTCATAGATACCAGCACAAAATAAATCATAGCAATTATCAGAACTAAAGTGTTTGCCATTAATAATTTGATCGGATTGATATTTACGTTCTGGAAACTTTTTCATCATGGTGCGAAAGACTTCTCTTTTGACGAGCATCATTCCTGTTGCTGCTTCTTGTACTTTACAAAAACCATTTTCCATTTGCACGTTTTGAGGATCATCAAAATTAAGATTATACCCTAGTGTCTTTACTTCTAACTCCTCAGCAGTGATATTTGGATTTGCTTTCACTAATTCAGGTATCTTTTCAAAGTGAATATGTTTTCTTGGATAAATACCACAGACTACATCCTTATCAAAACAAAGCATTCGTTCTATGTTTTGAGCTTGAAAGCCAATATCCGAATCAATAAATAATAGGTGAGTCGCCACATAGTCTGTAGCATCCATCATCATGGAAACAATGGTATTTCTTGCTCGAGTAATGAGACTTTCATTCCCCATAGATTGCATCCGTAATCCTACACCACGGGCCATGGACCATTGTTGTAATTGTAATAATCCATGCATAGTGTTCTCGGTCAACATCCCACCATACATTGGCATACCTAAAAATATTTTAAATTGTTTATCTTTTAGTTCTTCTGGTTTAATCATATCTCACTCCTAACATAACTTGGAAGACATAGCATAGGTCTTTTATCAAACTTATTACTATCTTTAAATTGTCCGTTTGCGTCATTGTAGTGACAAAAAACTTGACCACAATCATATCCTTGAAAGGGATCTCTCCAATGCTCTACATGAGTTCCTCGATAAGCCAACATATCCCCTGGCTTTAAATCAACTTGAACTCCTTTTGTTCCTTCATCTCCAGATGGTTCTAGAAAAATTGGCCACGCATCTCCTCCTAAATTAATGGTGCAAGATATCTCACAAGATGGCCTATCCTTATGTCTTTTTAAAGTATCCCCATTTTTATAAATTCTAGCGTATGTATAAGTTGGTAGTAATTCTAGACCTGTCACTTGATTCATAATAGGTAATTGCTTCAACATTAAAGTTTCCATTACAGGATCAGCATAATGCGAATAAGTGTTTGGAATTTGAGTATCTGCCCAAGTTCCCCATGTTTCATCATAAGGTGATATAAGTTTATTTTGATACAGGTAGTTAGCTGCTGTTCTTTTATTTTGAAAATAAATATAAATAAAATTAATTAGTTCAGGAGGAACAGCTCCAGTCACAACAATATAATTATTTTCTTTAAAAAATTTGGATATGGGTTCTTTCTTTTTATTTTTCATTTTATCTCCTATTTATATGGAAAACCTAAATTCCAAACAACCAAAGAATATCGAGTTCCTTGAGTAACTGGAGTAACTCGATGCCAAACAAAAGAAGGAAACACGGTAATTGTTCCTTTTGTTCTAGCTTCTTTAGCCATAATTGTTTTATTGTCCTCATAACGAGGACTTAGTATAGAAAATTCTAAGTCTCCTCCTTCGTAAGTATTTCCATCTTCTAAAGATACCGTAACAGAAATTTTTCTTATAAGTCCATGCTCTTGAGAACGAGGTTTATTGTAAGGTTTACTAAACGCATCTTGATGCCAAGTATAGTGTTGTGACTTAGAGTATTTTGTCCACTGTGCAGATTCAGAAAATTCCCAATCAAAATTCCAATTACATCTTTTATTGGCTTCATTAATATAAGGATGAATTTGTCTAAAAATCCAAGGTTCATTCATCCACACAATCGATGAGTTTCTCGTTTTATAAAGTTTAGCTAAGTCTTTAGGAGGATCTTTTCCGTCATAATCTCCTGTTAGTGCTATTTCTGTTGTTTGTTGCTCTCCATAATCAATTAAGTCGTTACAAAATTTATTAGGTAATGCATTTTCAAAAATATAAAAATAATTATCTAAGTTCATTATTTAGAAAAACTAAAACAAATATTTATTAAAGGTTCTTTGTTATTATTAGCCTCGTAATAGTGGTTTAACTCAGAATTAAATAAAATTATTTTATTTGTTTCCATTGGAATTCTCATTTTTTGAGATTTTAATCTTCCTGTCTCATATTCTATAACTAAATTTACCTCATTTTTTCCTATTTGGGAAGTAAATATTCCTGACATTATGGGAGAATTTAGTAAATCATAAGGATCAATATGATTATGTGAATTAATACTTTCATTTTGAGAAAGAACCATACATCTTCTGCTATTTGGTCTTAAAGTATTTTTTGTTGATATTAGATTATAAGAATCTCTAATGTAATCAATTATCCAACTAATATTTTTATCATCGGATAGATTAAAATAATTGTATCTCCAGTCATCAATATCGTAAGATTGCCTGTAATTTCCCCAATAGTTTTTTAAAGCATTAAGTTTTACTTTATCATAATCAACTAAAGACTGTAATACTGGGAAATAGTCCCAAATAACAAATTGAGAATTTAGTGTTTTTTTATTTTTCATTTAGGAGTTAAGAAGCATCCCAAGAAAGTGTAGTTGAATTCCATATAAAGTTGTTATTATCTATATCAGTAGCAGTCCATCTTTGATTAATTTCATCCCAATCAACAAGATAGTCTTCGACAATCGAAGGTTGAGTCACAGGAGCCTCCCAATGACAAGTGGTTTCATTTAAAGTCCAAGATGCGTAAGGTTGAGGAGGTATAAAAGCATCTCTAACAGAATCATACTTAAACCCAATACCTGCATAATTTTTTCTAAATGCTTTTGTTTGATCTTCTCCTAATATACCATCTACATAATATTTGCCTTTACTTGTATTATAAGAAGTTTGTTTCCAATCTAACCACCCATGAATTTCTTGTAAAAAAGAAACTCCTTTTGATTCTTGTTCGATTCCATTTTCGTCAAGAAGAACATCATTGTCTACAGTGCTTATTGCAATAACAATATTATCAGAATTTAATTTTACGAAATGTGCCATTATTGAAATTTATACCTTATTATTATTCGACCAGAACCACCAGAACCACCAATATTTGGGCTGATATGACCTCCGCCGCCACCGCCACCGGTATTTGTTCCACCTTGAGTACCTGTACCATTACTAGGAGTTCCACCTTCACCTCCACCGCCATCTCCTCCAGGTGACCTATTTCCACCTCCTCCTCCGCCACTTCCTCCACCACCTCTTGCGACAGGAGATCCTGTTATTGAAATTGCTCTACCATCTCCTCCAACTCCGCCATTATAGGGGTTAGTTCCAGAGGGAGTAGCACCGCCACCAAGTTGTCCACTTCCGCCCCCTCCTCCAGCACCAGTAAAAATAATACTACTGCCACCATTAAAGCCTTGCACAGGTGTCGCTGGAGCTGATTTAGATGGAGTATTACCTGCTCCTCCTCCTCTATTTTGTTGGCCATTAGCAGCACCCCCTCCTCCAGAACCCCCAGGAAGGCCAGAATTTTGGTTACTTCCTCCGCCACCACCACCATTACTTGTTATAGTGCTGAAAACAGAATTTGATCCATTACTACCGTTAGTAGTTTGAAATCCATTTGCACCGCCACCGCCGACTGTTATTGGATAAGTTGTAACGCTTACAGGAAGTCCTCCAGCTGCTGGACTTGGGTAGTTAGACAGTTGTCCACCGCCACCACCACCACCACCTCTTCCACCGCCACCGCCACCTCCTCCGGCAAGAACCATGTGTTCAACAGAATTTGATCCTGCGGCATTGCCAGCATCCGTGACTACAAATGTAGAGTCAGAGTTAAAAGTGTGAATTTTATAATCACCTGAAGTGGTTATAGTTCCGCCTGTTGCCGCTACATAAGCAGCATTAGATTTTCCTTGTAGATTGGACATTGCAATTTGTCCTGTGGGAACGCCTGCTAGCCCACGAACAGGAGCAGCATTCATATTAATTTGAGTACCGGGAGCAATACTTAATTCGATATTTACATCATCTAGGCTTATTTGACCTACTGGTGTTGTCATTATTTAGACTCCTTTAATTGTTTTATCTCTTGTCTCATTTCTTTAAATCCTTCAATTAATAGAGCACATAACCTGTCATATTTAACTGCTTTTATACCGTTTGGTCTAGTGCCTACTATCTCAGGTAAAACTTTTTCGACATCTTGTGCAATCACACCAACATCTGATTTGCGAACAAAATATCCATCCTCTCCACCATTGGTATCAATCCAATCTTGTTTCCAATCAAATAAAACACCATTTAATTGTTCAATCTTATCAGAGGCAGAAGGTATGTTATGAATATTTTCTTTTAAAGACACATCAGAAGAATAAAAAGCAGTGATATCATCGGTTGCTCTAATTTGACCTGTTGTTGCAGATGCAGCGGTTCCCACTCCAACAGAATTAAACTGAGGATCTGCTGTTGTTCCTAATCTTGCTATATCTAATGTTCCCGTTGAAATAGTAGAGGCATTATTAAGTGTGACATTGGCTGTCAAACGTGCATCATCTAAAGTACCTGCACTGATAGTAGAGGCATTGTTTAAAGTCACATTGGCAGATAACCTTGCATCAGCTAAAGTCCCTGACGATAATTCAGAAGCGTTAGATGTTCCTAACTCTGCCTTAGCAACATTCGTACCATCACAGTAAATCCATTCGTATTTACCTTGATCTATTTGAACACCTGTGCCACCCGTAGCAGCTACGTCTAAAGTAAAGGAACCAGATGTATTGTTATAAACAAGATAGTTATTTTCTTTTTGAGGAACAAAGACAGTAATATTTCCTGTTAACGTTCCATTTAAATCTAAAACTTTGTTTGCTGATTCCACAGTTGGACTAGTAGTAGCACTGGTAGTTAGAGTAACATTTGTAGACCCTGCGACAGATTTTGAAAGATAACCTGCTGTAAAAGCATCAACGGTTTCTAGATTCGTATTGGTATTATTTCCCCAGGTATTTGCATTAGAACCTGTTTCCATTAGTTCAAGAACAAGGCTATTAGAATAAGTTGATGCCATTATTTCGTTCCTTTCAATTCATTGACTTGGTTTTGCAAATCCTTTACACATTCAATTAATAAAGCACACATTCTTTCATAACGAACTGCTTTCGTTCCATCATCTCGTGTACCGACCATTTCTGGTAAAACTTTTTCTACTTGTTGAGCGATGACACCAACTTCTCTACCATCACCTAAATGGCTGTGTTTATCTTTGGCTTCTTGTGTCCAATCATAGTAAACACCATTTAATTCCATGACTTTATCCATTGGATTTTCAATATTCGCAATATTTGTTTTTAGAGTTTCATCAGAAGTAAAGAACGCTGTGATATCCCCTGTTGCTGTAATAGCACCAGTGACTGCAATTCCACCTGATGTGGTGGCTAGTTTGTTAGAATTATCATAATAAAGATTAACTGCACCATTATCATTAAATATAGCAAAGTGTTCAGATGCATTATTATCCATAAGCCTTATAGTTGTTCCATAAAGTCTTAGTTCACCTGTTCCATTATCTTGAATAATTGAATTACTTCCGTCATGATAAATTAATAAATCCTGTGAAGTACCTAACCTTAAATAATCATTATCAGATAAAGATACGTTAGCAGTGAAGGTTGCACCACCTGTGACCGCTAGAGTTGAGCCATCAAACGTCATGTTGGCCTCAGCATTCATCGCATCTGCACCTGTGGCAGTTAAAACTCGGTTATTTACACCATTGGTCATGAAGTCAGATACATCAACAGAAATAGCGTCAGCAGCTACATCGATACCTGTTCCTGCACCAACGTTTAAAGTAACTGCACCTGTTGTGCCTCCACCTGTTAAACCACTACCAGCAGTAACTCCTGTAATGTCTCCAACACTAATAGAACCACCGAGCGATACGCCTGTGCCGTTAATCGTGATAGAAGAGTTGTCTAATGCTCCGTTTGGAATACTCGTTAATCCTGCACCTGAACCATTAAAAGTTGCAGCGTTAACAGTAGAAGAACCAACAACAGCACCTGTTAAGTTAATGGTGTCGGCTTCCATATTAATCGAACCCCCAACATCGACATCTTTAATAACAGATACACCATTCGCATGATCGTGATAAATTTGATATTCGCCTGTCGGACCCATTAAGATGTAATCTAAATCTCCTAAGGCAACATTGGCTGTGAAAGTAGCACCACCAGTAACTGCTAAAGTCGATCCATCAAAAGTTAAATTTGTTTCGGCATTCATCGCATCCGTACCTGTTGCAGTCACGATTCGATTGTTAGCACCATTGGTCATAAAATCAGATACATCGACAGCAACAGCGTCTGCGGTTACATCAATACCTGTCCCGGCTCCGACATTAAGAGTTACTGCACCTGTAGTACCACCACCTGTTAAACCATCGCCCGCAGTGACACCTTCGATGTCGCCTACGTTTATGGAGCCACCTAAAGAAACTCCTGTTCCGTTAATAGTAATACTAGAATTTGCTAGTCTATCTTGATCTAAAGTTCCTGTCGAAATTGTTGAAGCGTTGTTTAAAGTGACATTAGCAGAAAGTCTTGCATCATTAACAGTTCCTGCGGTTAAGGTAGATGCATTAATATTTGAAATAACAGCAGTGTTATCACTTGATAAAATAAAAGTTTTACTAGCAGGTTGTGTTGAAAAGACGACTTTTTCTCCTGCACCGAAATTGACTAAAGATCCACCATTAGAAGAAGAAATGACGGTAT